CGCCTTGAGATGCTTCTATCTGCCTTAGTATCTCGCCTGATGGCTCATAGTTAGCCCATCTAGCCCAGATTGGAGCAATATTCTCTTGTAGTTTGGATGCGCCTATCTTGATAGATTCGGGTCCAGTACCATCAAATATGCGATCCATTTTCTTTTGGCCACGACCTTCTCGGTTGAATAGGTTTCTGTTGGGTAAGAAGAACTCATATGCATCATCAAGGGTATCTTCCCACTGCGCCGATTCAGCAAAGGCTTTCTTTTCTCTAGCTTTTAGGTCTGATAGCGAGCCTAGGTTGTTTGGTATCTTCATTTTCTCGAATAAACCCCTCTAGTTGCCCTATTGGGCGAGCTTGAGCCGCTTGAAGCTCCTGCACCTCTAGCGCCACCAAGCAAGCTTCCTGCACCACCTCCACCTGATGAGCGCCTACCTCCTACTGCCTCGCTGACATTTCTTGGTGCGCCTGAGAGCAATGAGACATTCCCAAGTTTATTTCGAGCTAATGCAGCAACCTTTTCTTCTGACTTCTCTATCTCTTCATCAAGTAGGCGTTTGTTTCTTGTCTCTGCGGCTAACTCTTCGGCTGTTTTCTTTTCCTTTTTTGGCTTTTTCTTTTCTTTCTCTCGGCCGACTAAGCTTATATCTTTGTCCCACTTAAATAGACCCATTGTGCACCTTCTTGAATAGTTGATAAGGGGTTAAGCTCCACGACCTAACACCAGTAATTAGCTTTGTAAAGCCAACGCAGGTATTTAGTGATACCCATCTTTTTCGCTCCACTGCCTGAATTTTGACTATTATACCGTTTTCTATGAGAGTTGCATAATGATTGACTGAGTCTATACGAGTGACACCATGGCCTGATTCATACTTAAGCCATTTGTTGCCGTCTGCTCTTATGACGTAGCAATGACTAAACCCATCCTTAAGCCATCTCATCCACCATAGTGGGCGCTCAGCTTCTTTGAACACGATATACATATCATCCGAAGACATTAAAGTTGACCTGCATTGATGTGGTGGGTTTCATCGGGTTTGCTCTTGATAACGCTTGCCTTCCTTCCCCTTCTCCTTGCAGTCCATATTCGCAAGCCTCTACAACGTGAGAGTATTCGTTTTTATCTGGCTCTTCTGTGTATTTCTCGCCTGATACATTTAGTCGCCTATAACAGAATCCACCCTGCAATCCTTTTCTCAGCATCTTAGCTTTGGGTAGCACAGTTAATCTTGGCTTGCCGTCCATGCACAACTCTTTCATAGGGCTTTCAAGTGCCGCCCTGCGCTTCAATGGGTCGTTTGACTGGGTTGGTGAGCAAGGTATCCCTACTGCTCTTATTATCTTGAATGGTGTATCACTGTTAGCTTGATTCTTATTGCTTCCACTGGGGTCGCCCCACCCTTTGAACTTGTAGCCTTGATAGTTTTCATCTATGTATCTTTTTAAAGCTGGGGCAAACTCTATGGCGCCCATATCGAACGATAAGAATTCATCAAATATAACCCATCGACCAATAGACGTTCTTTGCATAAAAGCGCAAGCTGGCGTTCTTCCAAAGTCAAATCCTAGTACTATTGGCTGGTCTTTGTTTGGGGTGAATGGCAGGTCCACACAGTGAACTGAATCGGTATACCACGGATGAACTGGCTTGCCATCAGTTACAAAGCCGTATTCATTAGCGAGATTAACACTTATCCAGTCGTTAGTTTTACCTTGCATACCTCTTTGATAATAACCTTTTGGGAGGTTGTTTACATTCTCAGCCTTATCATTAATTAACCAATCTTCGCCATCCTTATAAACGCCTCCAGGTTGTCGGTAGAACCTCCAATCCTCGGGCTTTTGTTCTTCTGCTAACTTGTAGTACCAATGATCATCATCTGGCGCGTTAGTATCGCCCACCATTCCATGCCACGTTGGAGTTATTCCTTCTTTCTTTGACGGGTATCGACCGTGACGCAAATCAAGCATATCTACAACTGACTTAGGTATCTCCTTTGCTTCGTTTAACCAGATGCCTGTTGCTTGTATTCCTCTTGCTTTTTTTACATGGTCAGGCCTGTCGAACGCGATAAAGATAATTTCTGCCATAACTCTAGTTCCATCTTCTAGGTCGAAGTCTAACCTATGTGTCGGCGGTTCTTTACTGCCTTGCTTAAATACGCCTAGGTCGCCATGTATTTCTAACCAATCTTTGATAGTGGTTGAGAACAGCTCTGAATAAGTGTTACGCGCTGCTATCCATCTAGTAGGCCTTACATTGTGATTCTTGTGGTCTTTTGCGGGTATAGGGGCCTGCTCGCACATAATGTCAAATATCTTTAGAATGGTTTGGACTGTCTTACCGGAACCAAGCGGCCCCATAATAAAACTATTGCGCTCTCTACAATCAGAAAACTCCTGCAATACTGGGCCTTGTGGTTTTTCGAAGTATTCTATTACTTCTTGATTACTATTCGCCATCGAATCGTTTAGCGGTACGCTTGACTAATGGTCGCTCACTTAATTCTATCTCTTGTTTATCGCGCCACTTTTCAGGCTGTCTATTCTTCAACCAGAATATCATAGATGTTGAGTCAGGCGGGTAGTGTTTAACAGTGTCCACAATTACAGGATCATGCGGGTCTTGTGGATTGCTTAGTATCTTTTGCTCTTTATGTTGGTAACCCACTGCTCTCTCAAACAATGAACGTTCTACTTTAGAGTCTAATGCGGCCTTTGTTTCTTTTAAGGACTGTAAAAACTCAGGGTAATTCTTTTTCCAGTTGTTGATTGTTTTCTCTGTTACCTTAAAGAAATCAGCTAACATTACATCTGTAGCGCCTAGGAAGCACAACTTAGCAGCTTGCTCTGCATACTCTGGTTTGTACTTTGATGGTCTGCCATCCTTCCCTTTAGTTGTTTGTCCTTTCTTAGGCATCTATCTTTCTCCACTATGATGAGCTAGTTTTTCGACTTCTTTGAGCCTTTTCTCTAACTCGATTACTTTTAATTCCAAATCTTTGTTTGGCTCTTCTATCTGATGGGTGATATGTTTAGCCCATGCGTCAATAACTTCTTTGAATCCTATATTGTTTAGTGCAACTGATAATACCAAGAGTGAGCCAGAAAATACTAATACCGGTTTAGCGGCATATTGCTCTAACCCTTTCATGGTTGGTCGTTTCATTCGTGCTCTATTTGTGGGTATATTGGCTCAAAGGTTGAATTAGGTTGATTGCCTACTTGCTCATACCTAATCATCTGCTCTATTTCATCAGCGCTTTCATAAACTTCTATACCTTTAGTGTCACCCGTTACGCAAACTATGGAAGTGTTATCTTTATTGGGTTTAACTATAGTTATGTTGGCAGCAACAAATAAGGCTTTGGAGCCTCCACCTTTAATAGCTTTTAACCTAATAGTCTTAATCATTAGTTAAGCCCTACAATACCTGTTGCTGTAGTTCCTGTGCTTAGTATTCGTTTAGGTTGAACGGGTAATAATGTACTTGCTACTACTGTGAATGTTACATCATTATCATTTCTATCTCTTAATGCTACATTTCCAGCTGTTGTTATCCAGATAGCTCTAAAGTTAACATCGGTTGAGTCGCTTGGTGTGACTGATTGCCATAGTGTTGCTGCTTTAGTTTCGCCCTGACTCATATTGAGATACCTATATCTATGCTCATTTTTTGAAGTTTGTTTAATATTTCTTCGGCCACTCCAGCCAATATACCTGCATAATGCCTTAGTAGCGTTTGTCTGTCACCTTGATCAATTGTATTGTCTGGCAAAGGCAGCAAGTTAGTCGCTATTGCTAATACTGAATTGCGCTTTACTGCGGTATCGATAGCCATTAACTATACCTATTGATTGTTTCAGTGATTGTGCCTTTAACCTTTACGCCTAAGTTGGCAGCGTTTTCTATTCTACGCTCTACAATTGCTCTAAATTCTGATTTTCTAGCACCATTTACCATTAAGCTCATTTCTTCATAGCGTTCAGCGATTCTAAGGTGTTCTACAGCTTGCGCTTGATTCCTTGCTTTGTGCTTAGCCTCTTTACTAGCCTCAACCTCTAAAGCCGCTTGTAGCTCCATATTGAGCTTTTCAGAGTGTTTAAGCTTAGCCTCTGCTGCTCTGGCTTTTTCGTTAGCAATATCTTCTTTGCTCGGTTTTGATGTGAATAAGTCGAAGAATCCCATTATACGAATTTTCCTTTGGTAAAGGTGGTAGCGTCATCACTTACTGTTGATGTGCCTATTGTAGCAGAATCAGCATCATTTCTTAATAGTGTTGTGGTGGCGGTTTGGGTCATTTTGTTTCTACCTAATGCAAAAGCGTAAGTAAACATATTTTGATAGGTGGTAGTAGCCGCTGGTACGCTTGATGGTTGAGCGTGCGTATCTACCTCCATGACATCGACCATTTCAGCGTTTATCTCGCTTGCTGTAGGTAGCGCTGCTATTAGTGTTGGTATGTCATCGGATTGCAATTCGTTAGTATCTGCCTCAATCGCATCAATACTTGCCTGTGTTGCTGTTAATAGTGAGACTTGACCAGTTGTTAGTGATATTGACAGGTCTGAAAAATTAGCAGGAAAGGTTTGGGTTAGCGTATAGCCCGTTTTTCCAACATTCCAATCCCCTTTGCCGTCTAGCGCACTTGCGGCTATTCCTGCTGCTGTTAACCAGTTAGCTGGGATTGATGGCAGGTTGGTTAAAGTAGTTACTGTAGCTACCGCGTCTGCTGCTGGGTCAAAGTAATCTGCTGAGGCTAATGTTCTAGCGTTAAATTCTGCTACTGTTGGAAGGTCGGCTACATCAGCACTAACACTTG